CACAGGTATAGCACTGGGCACTGGTGGAGTCACATTTGCAGGCGCAGGCAAGATCAGCATTGTGATGGCAGGAGCTGTGCCATTCATATTTGCTGGAGACGCTGATGAATCTACCATTACTACACCAGCAGTTTATCCAGACACAGATGCGGCTTACACCATTGGTAACGCTTCGGCTAGATACAAAACCATTTACTCTGAAGTGTTTCACGGCACAGCAACCAAAGCATTGTATGCTGACTTGGCAGAGAAATATCGTGCTGATGATCTTTATGAATCAGGCACTGTGTTACAGTTTGGAGGCGAAAAAGAAGTCACCATAACCACAGAAGCCAACACCAATAGAATAGCAGGTGTAGTGACCACAGCACCAGCATTTTTAATGAATGATGAATTGAATGAACCCAACACAGTGGCAGTGGCACTGCAGGGTCGTGTGCCGTGTCGAGTGATAGGAAAAATTTCCAAAGGTGACATGCTGGTGGCCAGCTCTACACCAGGTGTGGCTTGTGCAGCTGAAGGTGAAATTAAGATAGGCACAGTGATTGGTAAATCACTGGAGCATTATGATTCAGACCAAGTGGGTGTGATCGAGATTGCGATAGGTAGATAACATGGCCAAACAAACAGTGAACATAGGCACATCAGCCAACAAGGGCGATGGTGATCCATTACGCACAGCATTCACTAAGATCAATCAAAACTTTACAGAATTATATGTGCAGGATGTTCCATCTACCAGTGCTGGAAAAACTGGTGATGTCAAAGGTATGTTTGCTGTGGATGCATCATATCTCTATGTGTGTATTAAGAATTACGATGGCGCTGGAGTGGTTTGGAAACGTATCGCTTTGGTAAGTTTTTAAACTAATTAAAATTGTTAAGATAAATATATTAAATAGGAAAAGATATGACCATAAGCACCATAAACATAGGTACTATTGCCAACGATGGCACTGGTGATGATTTACGCGAAGCGTTTATCAAAGTCAACAGTAATTTTTCAGTGCTGGACGCACGAAATCCTGAAAGCACCACAGTGAGCAACAGACTGCCTGACAGCAGCTCAGTGAAAGGCGTGTTCTATCAAAAACAAGGTGTGGATTTACAATTTAAAACATTGGAAGCAGGTCCTAATATATCTCTTGCTGCCAACAATGACAAAATTACTATCACTTCATCTGGTGTGGTGACCATAATGGTGTTTGGTGACACTGGTGCACATTTGACCATCAACAGCGTGGGTATGTTGGAAATATTTGGAACTGGTGGAGCAGCCACTAGAACTCTCAACAATGGCACCACATTGGAAGTGGAAGCATTGTTGGCCAATGAAGCCAATCCCACTCTCAGTGCCACACTCACAGCAGCAGGCAATGACATTGTGGGAGTAGATGTGCTGCAAGCTGCCAATGTGCAGTCTTTGGTGTACGGAGTGAATGTGAGTGATAGAAATTCATTCATAGGATTTGACATGGGATCTATTCAATTGGACAACAGCAACGCTGAAACAGTGACCAATCTGTTGGATTATTTTTTCCTTGTGAATCCCGTGGATTTAGGCACCACAGCATCACCTTTGAGCACCAATATTGACTTTGGCGCACTGTAATTTTTTCCATAAATACAACATATGAGCAACTTGTGGACACAGCCAACTGGGTATTCTTTGGGCACCATTGCTGAAAGAACCATCACAGCAATCAATCTACCTATCACATCAGTGGATGCAGTGACCTTGATTGCAGGCACACTGCCAGCGGGATTGCGACTGCAAAATTCAGCCATTGTGGGCACCACATTGGAAGTGGCTAGAACCACACAATCAAGATTTGTGTTAAGAGCACGTTTGGGCAGTGATATTCAAGATCGTACCTACAGCATCACAGTGACAGGACCAGATGCTCCTGTTTGGATCACTCCTGCTGGAGTGTTGCCTGTGGGTGAAAACAATGCCTTGTTCATACTGGACAGTGTGTACGTGGATTATCAATTGGAAGCCACAGACACAGATTTGTCAGCAGGTGACGAACTGGAATTTTTCATTGCCAAAGGTGATGGCACACTGCCTCCCGGAATCACACTAACCAAATCAGGACAACTCACAGGAGTGATAGATCCCATATTGGCTTTGGACACATCTGCTGCCAGCGGTACCTATGATGCCAACACCTATGGTGCTTTTCCTTTTGATTTTGGATTGCGAAGTGCTAATGGTTTTGAAAGTTTTTACTATGATGTGGAATTTTATGACTATGCTATTCCCACTAAATCTCCTCGCAAACTCAGCAGATACTATGAATTCACAGTGAGCGTGAGTGACGGTGACACTATCACCAAAAGAAAATTTAGAATATTTGTGGTGGGTGATGATTTTTTACGTGCGGACAATACTATATTGCAGGTGGGTGGAGGAGTGTTCACATCCGACGGCACATACATCAGAACTCCACAATGGCTCACTCCTAGAGATTTGGGCTACCGAAGAGCCAACAACTATGTCACACTGTTTTTGGAATTGTATGATCCCAACACACTCACAGGCTATGTGGCCTACACATTGAGACCCACCAATGATGATGCCACAGTGAGCACATTGCCACCAGGCTGTACGTTGGACAGCACATCAGGTGAAGTGGCAGGCCGAGTGCCTTATCAACCAGCAGTGACCAAAGAATACAAATTCACTGTGAGAGCCACAAGATTTGGAGGCAACAATGAAACATTGGCCATCAAAGATAAAACTTTTTCAGTGAAGATACTGGGCGAAGTGGACAGTGTGATCACTTGGAACACCAACAATAATTTAGGCAGTATCAATGCCAACTTTATCAGCACACTGTCAGTGAAAGCCACCACCACAGTGCCCAATGCTGTGTTGAGATATGTGCTGACTGCAGGTGCATTGCCCAATGGATTGACTTTGGCCTTGGATGGTGAAATTCTAGGCAAAGTGAGACAGTTCCCCATTGGTGGACTGTTGGGACTGACCACATTTGATGATAGAGATTTCACTTTGGACAACAATGAAACCAGTATCGATAGAACATTCACATTCACTGTGGAGGCTCGTGATCAGTTTGGCTACAGTGCCACCACAAGAACTTTCACACTGTCAGTGACAGCTGCCAGTGACCTATTGTACAGTAATCTGTATGTGAAACCATTTTTAAAACCTGCTCAAAGAACTGCATATCTAGCATTGGTGGGTGATCCAGAAATATTCACTCCTGCATCCATCTACAGACCCAGCGACACACAGTTTGGTCTGCAGAAACAATTGCAGATGTTGATCTACGCAGGCATAGAGACCAAAACCATCAATCATTATGTGGCAGCCACTGTGAAGAATCATCGCAGAAAAAGATACAAGTTTGGAGAAATCAAAACAGCAGTGGCCAAAACTCCTGGCACCAACGACATTGTGTATGAAGTGTTGTATGTGCAAATGATTGATCCTCAAGATGACGCCAGTAAACAAGTGGCCAGTCGCGTGCAGATAAAAAACAATCAAATCATTCGTATCAATCAAACAGACATTGAAACCATTGACGATGTGACTCAGATCACTGTGGGTGGACAAACATATCGACTGCTGCTGGATCCCAGTCTAGCTGCTGCTGTGGGCAACATAGGTACAAATTTACAAATCTATGCCAACAGTGGCACATTGGTATTGAACACCGGCACAGGAGTGCTGAGTGTGACTCTGCCAGACAGCACAGCATTTATCAATGTGGGCACAGTGGTGAACACAGCCACAGATGCTTTTAGATTTAGATCCAATTACAGTACCATTAGAGTGGACAGTAACATATTGAATGTGTCCAGACCCAACGATATTCACAGATACATCAGCAATACCACCAATATGCGAGAAAATCTCAGTGCAGTGGGTGAAACTGAAAATGAGTTTTTGCCCTTGTGGATGAGAACTGCTCAATCGGGACAAACTCAAGCATTGGGTTATGTGATGGCTGTGCCACTGTGCTACTGTCAACCAGGCACTAGTCAAGGCATTTTAACTGCATTAAAAAACAGCGATTTTGATTTCAAACAGATAGATTTTGAAATTGACCGATATATCATAGACAGCACTGAAGAAAGTGGTACGGAACAGTATATCTTATTCCCCAATTATCAATATAACATTTAAACAGTGATTGGAACAGATAAATAAACATAACAATAAGGAAACAGTATGCCCAGTAATATTAACACAACCAATTTAGATGAAACTTATCCTGTAGCAGGACAGGACAACAACAGCCAAGGTTTTAGAGATAATTTCAGCACCATCAAAACTAATTTTACTACTGCTAAAACAGAAATAGAAACATTACAAACTAACACTGCTAAATTGAACAGTGCCAACAATTTTGCCAACAACACTATTTCAGGTGCAAAATTCATCAACAATAATTTAACTGTGTATTCAGGCGGTACCGTAACCACTGCACAAAATGTCAGTCTAGACAATGGAAATTTTCAAACTTTCACAGTGGGTGCTAACCTTACATTAACTCTTACAGATTGGCCCACAGTGACTTCAGGTATGAGCAGCGTCATAATAGAATTACGCAGTGACGGTGTGGCTCGCACAGTGGTATGGAGCACTGAAAATGCTGGATTAATTTACAAAGATTCTGCTTTCCCTACACCATTTATTGTGAATCTTGATGTGGATCCCATGTATGTAGAGTTTTGGACCTACAACCAAGGTGCCACTGTGTTTGGAAAATTTTTAGGTACGTTCAGTAATTAATAAATTAGGAATATCATGTTCCATCCACTGTCAGAAGATCTCAGTCAATACAGCATATCACAACTGGAAGCCAAACTGAGTGATTTACGCACAAAGTTTTTCCAAAGCCGCAATCCAGAACTGCGTCAACAAATCAGTGTGTTCATAGATGTGTACAATCAAGAATTGAAACAGAGATTGGCAGCAGAACAACTGAAAATGGCTAAAGAAACTGGAAAAGATCTTGACAATCTCATCAATATCGATTAATATACAGCATAATACTTTGTTATGCGAACAGACAGCTTAGGACTACCCATATTCGATCATCAAGATGCTGTGGATTTGATCTATCAAAATAGATTGGCAGTGCTGCAGGATCTTCAATTTGAACCACACAAAGAAATAGACACTTTTAACAGTTCGGTAACTCACACAGGAGTGGGCGAACCTTTGCACACATATCAACCCATGCTGGTGGATGTGAAAGAATTTGATCAATTGTTACAATCAGAATGGTTTATGCCCAGTGATGTCAAAAATTTTGACATCGAATCTTACATTATAAGCATCACACCTGCGGGCAGTGAACAAAGAGTAAGAGAGGAATTGGCAGCATTTAAACAGTATGGCTATCTCAATCTGCTGAAGTTTTTACATTATTTGGTACAAACCATGCGATCCAACAACATCTTATGGGGTGTGGGCAGGGGCAGTTCAGTGGCATCCTATGTGCTGTATCTGCTGGGAGTACACAGAATTGATTCCATCCAATATGGCTTGGACTGGAGAGAGTTCCTTAGATAAATACACACATAATAGGAGACAACAAATATGGCTATCAAACAGAGTGGTAACAAAGTTTACAAATCCATGCAGGGCAAACAGATTGATATTGATCTGTTGAGACAACGCAACGAATTAACTCCAGCTGTGGGCAATGCTAGAGTGAATGCTCGAGGCGACGAATTAGGCGCTGGTGGAAAAATTGTTCGTAAACGTGAGGAAGTTTTGGCTGATTATTACAGAGATCATCCTAAAACTGTGCCTACCACAAGAGCAAAAGCAAAAGCAGACAACACCAATGAAGAATGGGTGGAAGATGCTGAAGGTAATTTCGTTAAGAAAAAATAAACTATGAGCTCATACAAGATTCTTGAGGGAGAATTGATTCCGATTAAGGATCGTGTGATTGTGAGTGACATGAGTTTCGATTCTATAACCACCAAAGGTGGCATCATATTGAATTCAGACAATGGCAAGGTGCATGGTATCAAACCCAGATGGGCCAAAGTGTATGCCAAAGGACGAGACAACAAAGATGAATATAATGTGGGTGATTGGATTTTGGTGGAGCATGGCAGATGGACCAGAGGTATCAAAATCAAAACCAACCACAAAGAACAAGTGCTGCAGATGGTGGAAGCCAAAAGTGTGATGATCTGGGCAAAAGAAAAACCAGAAGAATCCTACGTAGCCAAAGAAAGTCAACTATAAAACACTTGACATTCCGCACAATCTGTCATATACTGACAGTATGAAATTTCCTGAAACTAGAAATCCTGGATTAAACACCACTGGTGTGTTGGGCATCACACTGATGACACTGCACATATTAGGGCATCTTGTGGGATGGTGGTGGACGTTGATATACATACCTTTGATAATGTCTGGTATGGGACAAGAATTTTTAAGAAGAAACTAATGAAAGAACTTTGGACAGAAAAATATAGACCTAAAACATTGGATCAATATGTGTTTAGAGATGAACATCAGAAAAAACAGATTCAAACTTGGGTTAAGGACAAAAGTATTCCTCATCTATTATTCAGCGGCAATGCTGGCATAGGCAAAACCACATTGGCTAAAATATTGTTGAATGAATTACAAGTGAATGATCTAGATGTGTTAGAAATCAACGCCAGCAGAACAAACTCTGTGGATGATGTCAGAGCTAAAATTGTTAATTTTGTACAAATGATTCCGTTTGGTGATTTTAAAGTGGTACTGTTGGATGAGGCAGATTATCTATCTCCCAACGCACAAGCAGCACTGCGTGGTGTGATGGAAGAATATCACACAACAGCAAGATTCATACTAACTTGCAACTATCCCAACAGAGTTATCCCAGCATTGCACAGCAGATGTCAAGGATTCCATATTGAACGTGTGGATCAAACAGAATTCACAGCCAGAGTGGCTGAAATATTAATGAAAGAAGGCATAACTCCAGATTTAGAAACATTGGACACTTATGTCAAAGCCACATATCCAGATTTAAGAAAGTGTATCAATGTGGTACAAATGAATGCACAGAATGGAGTGTTGTTAAAACCACAAAAAAGCGACACAGGAGAATCTGATTACAAATTAGGCATGGTAGAATTGTTCAAAGCAGGCAAAATCACAGAAGCAAGAAAGTTGGTATGCAGTCAAGTGAGACCTGATGAAGTGGAAGACATTTACAAATGGATGTATGACAATATCACACTGTTTGGAGATGAAGCACGTCAAGAAAAAGCCATATTAATCATAAAACAAGGACTAGTGGATCATACACTGGTGGGAGATCCTGAAATAAATCTTGCTGCCACAATGATACGACTACAAAATATATAATGTACAGAGCCAGTCACATATTAATCAGTTATTTGGGAGCATCCAGATACACAGGAACTAAAATTCAAGAAGAGGCCCTGTTCGAAGCTGCGAGAATAAGAAATGAAATTGCTCAAGGTGTGATCACATTTGAAGATGCTGCTGTGAAATACAGTGATTGTCCCAGCAAAGCGAATCAAGGAAATTTAGGCACATTCAAACCCAGCACAATGGATCAGGATTTTGTTGCTTTCATTGACACATTACAAGTGAATGAAATCAGTGGAGTCTGTCCCACTGTGTACGGATATCATATTATTCGAAAAAATTAATCCCCGTAAATATCCAACACTTCTTTCACAGCAGGATGACGTTCAATATCCCCTTTGTGAAAACTCACCATATCAATGCGTTGAGCTTTGTCTTTTTTATTTAATTTTTCAATAAAATCCAACAGTCCATTGTCGTGCTGTCTATCTGCTTGATTCAAATCACCTGTCACAGCCATTTTGGATCCTTTGCTCAAACGTGTGAGCAACATTTTCATTTGA